CGTCTGTGTCGGCATTACGGCGTGTCGTCAACTTCAAATCTTTCGTTCTCGAGCCGGATCAGGTTCGCCCGCCAGTAAACATCCGAACCGTCCGGGTCAACCGTTGTTTTCTCATCCAGGCCGTACACTTCGATCTCGTCATCATCATCCGGCACGCCATAGGCGATATGCGTTGTGGCTGCCCAATCGTCGCGAACATCGTCAATTTCCGTATCAGCCCAGGTGAAAACACCGTCTTTAACCCTGTAACCCGCCGTGAGCTCGTCGATCTCGGTGAAGGCCGATGAATTCTCCGAGCGTTTTAGCAGAAAGCACCGAATACCGTCTAACGCGAATGCATCCCTGAGCGCATCGTTCTTGATCGCCAGCCCGCTTGTTTTCGCTGCGAATATTGCGTCGCTCATCCAATTGCCAAAGATCCCATTACCAACGGTCCGACCGGATACGGCCATTCAAGCAGAACGGCGATGTTCTTTGCGGGATTCCCGCCCGTCGCCGATGCCGACATGTTAAAACCCTCGTTGCTTTCCGTCGGCGTAAACCACACACTGCCGGTTCCTGTTCCTGCATCCCACCTCACCAACTCAGCCCGGATATCTGTTTCGAGATCGGCTGTGACCGTCGCGCCCAATTTCGTGATCCAAGCGGTAACGAGTGTCGGCGTGCTGCCGAACATCTTTGCAATCTTCTGCTTTTCCGCTGCGGTAAGGGTTGCCATTTATGCCAATGTGATGCCACGTTCCTTGAGGACAATCCATTTCGCCGCACCTGCGATCAGGACGAGCTGGTCGCCTGCTGTGTCGAAGGTGGCCGTTGTGCCGGACGACTGCCCGACAACGTTGGTCAGGGCGAGTGTTACGTCGCCGTCATCGGTCGTCATTTCAATAACCTTGGTCTGGCCAAGCATTGAGGCATCAGGGACCGCTAAAGTAACGGCTCCGCCGCCGACAACCGCAAGACCTGAATATTTCTTTGTGACGGATAAGGCTCCGGCAGCAATGACCGATTCCTGATAGGCCGAGACATCATTGAATTGATTAATCTCTGAAACCGTCGCCGACGGCTCCGTAGGATCGAACACATCGCCGTCAAGGATGATGTCGTCGCCATCCTTGTACATTAAAGCCGGAGCTGCTTCTGCTGGTCGTGACATAGTAGTAGTAAAGGGCGGATTTGCACCGCCCTGATCTGCTTAACCCTGTACGCGGTTGCCCTTGACCTTGACGATGCCGCCGGGATCGACGAGGCCGGAAGCGGCGTGGGTCGAAACCCAAGCGAGAATATCGCCTGCAACGAAGTTGATCGCATTGGCCACGACGGAAAGCGTTGCGGCTTTCTCATCGAAGGCGACGAGATCAACACCGGTCACCAGGTCCAGTGTCGCCATGACCGTAGTTCCGGCACCCGACGCACCTTTGTTCACGAGCGTATAGGTCCGCTTGTTCGTGTTGTCGCCGGTCGATGCCGCTTCAGGTGTATAGGTAACGCTGGACACCCTGCCCGCAAACGGAGCAGGTCCGAGAACGAACGTGTCGTCCGCGGCAATGGTGACGCCATTGTCCTGGTCCTGGACAACAACTTCGTCAAATGGTTGATAATCTGGCATTATTTTTCACCTCTCTGGATCTTTTCTCTCTCGGCTGCTTCGATAGCAGAGAGGCCCACGCCCTGTTCACGCCGGACGGTCTGTGCCGCCTTCGCGTCAGTTTCCGGCGTCGGGGCACCTTTCGTCACGCCCGCGACCGTATAGTTCTCGTTCGGGGTCGAATCGACCTCGATGCCTCTAAAGCCCTGGTTTGTTTCTATGTCGATCTTCGCCTGGACTTCCGTTAACGGCATCCCCTTCGCAGAGGATTTCGTCGAATCTTTCGTCGTATCTGACTTTTGCTTGCTGCTCACTGCTTTCCTCCTTTTGCACCGCCTGCATGCGGTCGCTGAGACCCTTTCGGGCGGCATCGCTGCCTCTGAGTAATGTAGTGCGGACTTTGCAAGCCATAGCTTGCCGCTGACGCGATAAGTTGAACTGCAAAGCCCGCGATTCTTCAGCCGTTAAAGCCATTACGCAAGATCGAGCGAAGCAGCCGGATAGCGTGAAGCTTCCGTTGCCTGGTCGTAGTTGATGACGTTCGCAACCTGCCAACCGACACGGAACGTCAAGCGCATTGCCGACATATCCTGCTGCATCAGGTTGTAAACGATCACGCCGGCGTCATCCTGGATCACGCCTTCGGTAAAGAGTTTGAAGGAAATGTCCGAGCGGATGCCGACGACGAACTGATCACGCTGCAGGAAGATCGCACGTGGTGAGACCGAACCGCCGGTTGTGGGCCAAAGCCCACGCATCGGATAGCTGACGGGAATACCGTCGACGAGTTTTAGATCGCCCGAAATGCGTCCTGCGTCCAAACGCTGGCCGGTCGAGTCGCGAGCTCCGCGGAGCTTGCCTTTGAATGCGGTAGAGGCGATGATCGCGTCTGCTTCAAAGCCGTCAGCTTCGAGAGCGGCCAACGCAAGATCGACGTCCGCCATATAGCCTCCGGAAGCCGCCGCGGTGCCTTCGGTGACATCATTGGCAGCGGTATCGAGTGCCGAGTAAACATTCGTCGGGAATGACGCCGGAGCGTTTGTTCCGAAGAACACTGCCGAGTCAAGCGTGCGGCCAACGGCCTCCGACATGTACGGCATTGCTTCGTCCCAGATGTTTACTTCCGCGTCCGCGATAACATTATCGGGAACGGGGAGAATGACGGCGATCTCTTCGATGTTGAGATACTTGTTCGCCCAGTTGACCTCGGTCGTCTGCTTGAGGCCGGTGTCGCCGTTCACCCAATAGGCAACCGGCAAAGCCGAGATGACCGGCATTCGGACCTGAGCACGTCCAACCGGAACGTGCCGGAAAAGCGAAAGGACCGCGGATTCCTCCGTCGATCGGCGAATGAGATCACGCGAGACCTCTTCAGGGATAAGGGCAGCCGCATCAGTACGGCTGGTGATATTGTTGTAAGGCATGGGTTTTTTATCTCCCGGCTAGTTGCCGTAACCGGCTTGCTGCCGGATGAAGCCGTTCATATCGGCCGAGGTGACAGGCTGTTTTCCGCCTGCACCGGCGTTTATTCCCGGCGTGCCGATGGTGAACAGCACAGGAGCGATCTGTTTGGCGGATTCAATGGCTTCCTTCAGGTTTGAGGGTTGCCCTGCGTCGTCATATTCCAAAAGCGGAATTACCAACGCTTCGATGCCGCGGATATGCTTCGGATCGACGTTCAGTTTGTTTCGGCCGTCGGCAAGGAATTCTGCAACCTTGTCTTTTGCCTCAAAACTTCTGAGCTTCTGATCCCTTTCGCTCAACTGTCGCTGCAGATCTTCAGTAGAAGGCTGTCCTTCGCCGTCGCCCGACATCTTTTTCAATTCGGATTTGACGGCAGCAGGCAAACGCTTTGCGATCATCGCGTTCACTTGTGCTTGCGTGAATGTTGGTTCTGTTGGTGCCTCAGGTTGTTGAGCGGGCTGAGTACCCGGACCCGGTTGAGCGGCCGCCGCCGTACTATTTGCCGCCTCGTCAGGCGTGTTCGGTGCCGGGGTTGCCGGTGCCGCTGGCGTAGCTGGTTCGGTTGTTGGTAATCCTTCGACTGGCATATATTTGTGTGTAAAAACAAAAACCACCCGAACGCTTATGCGTTTGAGTGGTTGTGATCCTTTCGGATTGTGACCTAAGAAGTCTTAAATTGTTTTGACCGACTGCGCGGAAAGAATCCGCTAAGGTTAATTACTTAACACAAGATGTTGCGGTTTGCAAATAGTTTTTTTTTTCACGCCGCCGCCTTCATCGAGTCGCTGAGACGACGCAGGAATTCCCTTGCACGTTCCGGATGCTTCTCGACAAGCAGTGAGAGCAGCGACAGTTCGTGGCTCTCGATGAACTTATCCGGCTGTGAATCCGGCTTTTTGATTATTGTTACCGGTCGTAGGTTCTGGTTTATTTTTGGCATTTGTTTTCTCAAACTCCGTGATCTGCTCTTCGGAATATCCGATCTCTTCCCAGAGCGTTTTGTCCGGGACGTTGAGCGATTTCTTCTTGATCTGCGAATCGAGCAGATCTCCTTCATCCTGAGTTTCGACCGGACCCCATTGAACGGTGAGGTTATCGGCGGCCTCGCCTTCGATCGCGAGAGCAAGCTTCATCACCCGGGCCCAGACCGCACCGAAGTTCAGGCACATCCGCGATACTTTCTTCGTGAATCTGGCCTCCAATGCATTCAGAGCCTTGCCCGAGATCGCATCGGAAGTGTTGATCGAGAAGAAGTGCAGCGGCGTTCCCGATACACGCGCCATTTCAAGGCGATCGGAATCAGCGGCTTTAAGGAACGGTTCAAGAGCAGTGGCTTCGAATTCGCCGAACTTCACCTTTTCATCGTTCGTGAACCAAAGGCGATCTGCTCCGCCGTCGAAGATCTTCTTTTGCACGCCGGTCAGCTCATCTGTCGGCGGTTCAAGTCCCGTCGCCCAGCGTTGACGGAAGGCGGCAAATTCCTGCGTAACCATCCTATCCGCATACGTCTTGTTCAGAGCGTCCTGCACCGGAATGGCGTCGTTCAGCACCGGCGACGTCTCAAACTGGAACATCGGGATCACGCCATGCGGATTGGGAACGGACGGAGCCTCGATCACTTCGCCGTCTTTCCTTAGTCTTTCGACCGGGATGAAATGTTCGGGCTTGAGTTCGGTTCCGTCGCGACGCTTTTTCGCAGTGATGTATTTATCGATCCGGTCAGGATAATAGAGCGTCAGCCGGACGAACTTGTCTTTCGTTTCCCACATCTTCGCACCGAACAAAGGTTCGGCGGTTTCCTCATCCTCGATCACGCAGCAATTCCGTGAGTCCTGGACGTAGAACTTTGCCTCGCCGCCGACGCTCCAAACGATCAGATATCCGGCACCGGTCTTCAGGGCTTCTTTGTGGACGTCGTTCGAGTGCAGCTCCATCAACTCACGCTGCCAGAGCTTCCATGCGGCGTCAGCTTGCGGATTGGTGTTTTCCCCATTCGAGAAGTTGATCACCTCCATCCGATCGGCCGGCGCGTCGACGACGATAGGACACAGATTGTCCCGCATGTTCTTCATCGTCTGCCCGAAGGCGGATTTGAACTTCTCGGTCGCAAACGACAGTTCGTGCCGCCCGTCGTAATATCGGATGAAACGCTGACGTTCGGGTTGGTTCGCCTTGATCGTGTCGAGGGCTTGTTTGATGTCTTCGTTCATTGGCTAAAAAACTGTGCTTTTGGTTTGTGAAAGTGATAGCTGGCGTACCGTCCGCCATCGCAGCAATGGTTTTCGTAAGGCACCGGCTCGTCTAAAAGATCGCCTGTTTTCGGATCCGTCTTCCAGGAATATTTCTTCAGCTCACGCAGTAGATTCACGCTCGTCGGGTGAACGTACAGCCGTTCGATTTAACAAAATCGATGGTTTCCTTTATCGCTTTGTAAGCAGGCACGGCCCGGAATCCGCCGCGTTTCAGGTCCTCGATCTTATCCGGCTCCGCGCTATCGCAGACGATCAGCTGCCCGCGTAATTCGGGAATGGTTTTCAGCTTTGCAACGATGTCGGAATTCGTCAGGCCGCGTTCGTACATCATTTCCCGCCAATACAGACCGCCATCGTAATACGTGACCTCGATCAGAGTGCTCGGATTGTTGAAGCCGAAGTCCATGCCGTAAACCGTCTGCCCTTTGTTGTAGGGCCAAAGGCCGCCGTCGCATAGCTGCCAGTGCGTCCAGATCTTCGAACCGCCGGTGCCGATCTCGCCCAGGCCGTAAACCGTCCAATATGCCGCATCGGTATCTTTCAGCAGTTCGATCTCATGGACGAGTTCAGGCTCGAGGAACGGATTGTCTTTGTAGGTCGTGACGTGGACCTCGCAATCTTTCCGGGTTTCTACGTCATCATAGACCCACGAATACGGCTCCGACGGATTGTAGTCGCAGACGATCTTGCGTTTCGTTCGAAAGGCAAGCTGCCGGAATGCATCAAGCGTCGTTTCGTTGATCTCGTTGATGAACGCATCGTCGCGCTTTCGACCGCGGATCCTGGCAGATTCACTCAAACCGATGAACTCGATCAGGTTGCCGTTCAGCAGATATTCGTTGTTCGTTTTGTTGTGGTTCTTCTCGTCATAAAGCCCGAGCGTATCGAGGATCTCGTAAAAGTCACGCATCGCCGAGGCCTTTAACGCGGGCATCGTATGGCGTGCGATCGTTAGCGTCTTGCCGGTTTCGTTGAGGTACTTCATCACGAACCAGATCAGCACATTGCAAGTTTTCCCCGAGCGTGTTCCGCCGCGAAGCGATGTGATGCGCTTCTCGGAATCATTCAACAGGGAAAAGACCTTCGAGGTCCTAATTCTCTTCGGTTGTGCTGCTGTCGCTGTCATTTGTGACTACTTCAACGATGAACTTCTGCGGTATCAGGTCTTTGCCGTCCGCTCCGGTGATCTCCATCTTTTGCGGCGTCTTTATTCCGAAGAGCTCGTTGTATTCCCGCATTGCTTTGAGAACGACGTCGCCCGCCTTGATCTTCATTCTGACTTCGTTGTCGCTTGTCAGCGGTTTGATCTCCATCAAGACATAAGGCATGTAGCTCTGCAGCACGGATTCGAGCCTTTCAGCTGCGAGGACACGCATTTCGTCAACGGTCTCCTGCTGCTCTTCGAGCGTGAACGCAATGATCGCCTGGAAATCTGTCCTGACCTGTTCATGCGAATAGCCGCGTGTCGAGCGGCCGGCGTCCTTTGCCTCTTTTCTCAATATCGACGAGATCTGGCGAAGCGAATATCCGTCCCGACGCAGCTCCAAAATACGAGTGCCGCGTTCGAGCACCTCGGCAACTCTCTTCGGGGATCGTTTGTATTTTTTCCTTGGTGTCTCTTCGGGTTCCATTCTCAAGCGGCCTCTGCCTGCGGCTCCACTTTCGCCCTGAGATCCGCGATCTCTTTCTGCTGCGTCTCAACGGCGATCGTCAGTTTTAAGATCTGGGCGTCACGGGCCTGCAGTTCATTGGCAAACTCGTGCAGACGTGTTCGCTGTCGATCGATCTCTTTTTCCTGTCGATCGTTGTCTTTCGACAGACGCAGATTTTCAGCCTCAAGTTTTGCGTTTTCCACTTTTTGTTCGGTAAATTGCGTCTGAACGGTATCGAGCCGGGTTTCTACCAGTTCGAGCCGCCTACTTATCGAATTGAAAGCGTTGACGTCTGCGTCAATTTCCTTCCCCGCGTTCGTTTGGTCCAGTGCTTTTTGCACTTGGCGACGTTCAAGCCTTGCCTTGAACGCCATTTGCAGAAGCTTGCCGATACCGAGCAGGCTTAAAAGACTCACGATGCCGCCGCCAAGCCACCACAAGATCACTATTACAGGTTCCATTTATTTCACGGCTATAATACAGACGGGCTTGCCGTCCATCTCGAATGTGAGAGCCTTTCGGTTCTCGTTCTTAGCCAATTCCGGTATCGAATCTTCAAAGATCGGATCTGTCCCGTTCCAATGAAACTGTGTTGCGACGTACCGTTCCGGATCTACCTGCCAAAGCGAAGCATGAGTTGATTCGTGCCTTGCTCCTGGCAATGTCGTCTGAGGATGATTCACAAGCGATAGCGTTAGTTGGCCCATCGTTAGATGGAAAGCTCCGGCCACGCAAATGCTCACCCAACCCTGCCGCGGGTCTTTGTCCCATTCTGAACCGTCCAGTTCGGGAGCCATGTTGTAATTCACGATAAAGCCCGGAATGCTTGTCAGCGGCGGGGTGCAATAGCGCGACACTTCGAAGAACTCGGTGATGTATTCCGGATGTTGAGGCAAGCCTTTGTAGTTATACGGTTCGGCTGAAAGTACGTCGATAGTTCTTTGAACGCCGGCGTCCGCGAGGCTCCGCACTTCGGCGGATACTTCCTTGAACGCCTGCACCTTCATGCCCTTTGGCGTCGTCCCTTTTGTCCATTTATCGAGGATGATATTCGTGTCATAAATTGCCCCGACATTATCAGGCATATGGTTGTCCCGAACCGGAGGCTTCTTGCAGTCCCAAGCAAGAACGGCGAGAGCGAATACCAGGATAGTGAGAATTGTTTTTAACATACGTCCGCCTTGTCTTCGGTTGGAGCTTCGACATCGAATGTCTCGATGATGCTTGCCTTTGCTGCACTGTTTTGGATCCTGATGATCGCACGCAGCACGTCAGCCTTTCGCGTATAGGCTTCGCCCGATGCAACGATCTCGCCGTTGCGGCCTTTCAGGTGCCATCGCCAGCCGTCGGACGATTTGTAGTATTCGAATTTCATATCAACCTCACATTCGCATCGCCGTTTTTGTTCATGGCGGCACCGTCTGGATCGAGTTCGTAGGCTCGGGCGAAATAACCACAAGCGGGTTGGTATTCGTCGCCTGGTAACACCTGTGTAAACTTAACGACCGTCGAATTGTCGAATACGGTCCATTCCTCATCTCCCCAATTCTGACGCGTGGCGATCTCGTTCTCGGCCCAAAGTTTTAACTCCGCGATTTGTTGCCACATCATTTCTTCTTAAAATTTATTGGCGTGGCCGTTCCGTTTCCTTACAGAGTTTTGAGTTGCTACAGTAATCGGGTTTGTCACATACTCTCGGAACACCACATCAGGCTCCACGATGACCACGCCAAACTTAATTGAGGAAGTGTCAAGTATGTTCCCTGCTTCCCCTCGCCTTACGGTTAGAGGCTTCCCCAAAACTTTGTCAGCCGTCAAAACCTTCCGTATCGGCCGGCGGCTCACCTTCGTGGCCTTCGGCCTTGAGATCCTCAGCATTCGCCTTGACCTCGAGCCAGGTCTTCGCCTCTGAAAGCGAAAGGTCGCCGACGATGGTCAGCAACTTGTTTACGATCTCGAGCATTGCTAGGTAGTTCATATCGCTATCGCGGCCTCCACTTGAGATTTATGTTTGAACGCCGCCGCGATCAGCAGAACGGCGGTCTTTAGCGATTCGATAACGGTTCCGATCGCTCCGGTGTTATTGACGAGCTTCAGCGACTGCAAGACGGCCAGAAACTTCGCAACGACCTCGGCATTGAACGTCGCAAACAGCGCGTCGAGTTCACGCCTGGGCGGAGTCGCACCGCCATACACCTGTTCGGCATTCTTCACGGCCAGATCGAAGGCGATGCCGCCATTCGCCAGCACGATAAACGCGTCCGCGATCTTGTCTTTCTGTGCGAGAGTGATCAGGTTATTTCGATAAAGTTCCCGCGTCACGTCAACGCCGGTGTTCGCGTAGGTCGCAAGGTTCGCCGATGCGCTCTTTGCTTTCTGGATCGTCCTTGCCGGACACGCCGTCAGTATCAGCGAGGCGAGTATTAGCAATGTGGTTAAAATTGTTTTCATAGGTTTCTTCTCTCTTGCCCGATGGATCACCTTGTCGCATCGTCGGCAGCGTGCAAGGTCCGTCTGCCCGATCTGTTCCCAACGATGCTCGGTGCAATTTGTCATTTGCTCAGGTCACATCTCCATTTCGAATAAATCCGTGCCAACCACAGCCTTCACCGGTCAAATGGATCGATGAGCTGCCCGCCTGCAAGGTGAGATCCCCGTATCCAGTCCCGAGAAGATTCCAACGTCCCGGAACGGGCTCTGTGGTTTGAGGAACGCTTGGGTTCCAGCAAAGAACGCTATGGACGCCGATGTTGCTTTTGCCGTTATTTTCAAAGCACAACGGGCAAACGAACATGACCCCATCTGCGTCAGAGATCGAATCGACGTTTTGAAAATGAGTGTCATCGATCCGTTTAAGAAATTGCGGTTCAAGTTCTGTCAGTTTTATGTTCATTTGTCGTGTTGTTGTTGAGGCACAACGGCAACCTCGATCGGCTGCTGCGGTGACGCATCATTTTTCAGAAAGAACCCGACGATCACGAGTGCAATACCGGCTGCGGATTGATCCGCATTAAACCCGAATGCGCCCAACATACTCGCGATATTCGGCACGATCACCAGGCCCGCACTGATCACCCAAAACAGCACTAGACTGATCCCGATGCGGAGCACGTTCGCGTCGTACCAGGCGATCGTGTCCGTCTTTGACCGCGAGACCTTTATCGTCCAAACACCAAGGCCGATCGCGAAGACAATTGTCATCTGCAAACCGTAGCTAAAGATCAGGTAGTAATTGATACTTTCATCCATAAAGCGTCTCCCTTTTTGTTAAAACCCTCTCCACGTCAAAATCAGGTGGATCGTTACCAAAATGCCCGTTACGAACAAAGCCAGGATCGAAATGCTGACGGCCCGAAACATCATTCGTCTTTGCGGCGGCGTCATCTTCATTTCTTCGAGTTGTGCCCGGCGTCTCGACCCAAGGAGTCGAGGCTCGAAGTACGCGGCTGGGCATTCCGCGACCTCTCGATCGACGTTTGGCAGGCATTCAGAGGTTCAACTGCATGAGAGTGCCCTCTTTTGGCCACCGACGCCGGACCCTCTTGTTGTGAAAGATCATGCAAGGCCGAGAGCCTTGTTCGTGTTCGGACCCGCGATGCCATCGGGACGCAAATGTTTACGCAACTGGAATGACTTGACCGCTTTTTCCGTCGCCGGGCCGAACTTCCAATCGACATCGACCAGCTCACCGTGCGAACGCAACGCCAGCTGCAGCCGCTTGACCGCCTCGCCCTTTGCTCCGAGCTTCAGTTCCGGTTGCGGCGGTTGTGTTGCCGGGAACGGCGAAGGCGGAACCGTGAGAGGAATGCTGTTGTTCACCGGATGCGTCGAACCACCATCAAGCACCCACGGCGTCGCATCATCGTAAAGGCCGCGATCGCTTGAAACGGAAATGTGAAAATGATGCCGGTGCGGGTTCGCTCCGTGGTATGCAACCCACTGCGAAATGTCGCCTTTTTTCGTGATCCGGCCCTCGTAGATCAGATACTTCACACGAGGATCTTTCGACGCCTGGATCGCCTTGACCAGTCCCGAGGCTTCGCCGTTCGGCGTTAAGTTCTCATCGACATCGATCGCGGTAACGACGCCGGCTGCGTTCGGATTGTGATCGGACTTGCGGACCGAATGGCGCGTATCTCCGATCGATCCGTCGCTCTCTTTGTCGCGGCCCGGGAACATCGCGTCGATCTGATC